GCGAACCGGCACAGCGCGAAGCCTGAGCCAGCGTGGGACGGAAACGCACCAAGGCGTACTCCGTTATTCCTGACCTAAGCGACGCGAACGTCAGCATCGAGCGGATCAGCAAGAACAACATCTTCGTCAACCAGCAGAGCAAGATCGTGCCTGAGCTGATCAGCGCCATCAACAGTAGCATCATCAAGGTCAACGGCGACCCACGGCAAGCCGTCATGTCCATGGTGCCCACCGCGATGTCTGAGGAGGTATACGGCTGGATCGAGAACGTCTACGGTAAGATGTTCCAGCTGAGCGGCATCAACCAGATGACAGCCCAGGGCCAGAAGCCCGAGGGGGTCGACAGCGCCGTGGCCATGCGTGAGCTGCAGGACATCCAGTCTGGCCGCTTCGAGCTGGTCTCGAAGGATTACGACCAGATGTACGTGGAGATCGCCAAGCTGATCATCGCCTTCAGCAAGCAGCTGGCGGACGACGGTGTCAAGCTTGACGCCAAGGTCAAGACCAAGCGTGGCATGGAGAAGATCGACTGGAAAGAAGCCTCGTTGGAAGACGACGAGTTCACCATGCAGGTCTTCCCGACAGCGGCGCTCCCCAACTACCCCGCGGGCCGGATCCAGATGGTCACCGAGCTGATCAAGATCGGCATGCTCGACCAGGAGACGGGCCTCGGGCTGCTGCAGTTCCCAGACCTGGAGGACGTCATCAACCTCAGGGTCGCTGGCCGCAACGTGGCCAAGATGATCGTCGACGATATCAGGTACGAGGGCACTTACACGGAGCCGACCAACCTGCTCGACATCCAGTACTGCACGACCTACTGCCACAACAGCATCCTGGAAGCCATGCAGGTCCCAGACACGCCAGAAGAGAACGTGGAGAAGATGCAGCGGTTCCTGTCCCAGTGCCTGGCGCTGCAGAAAGCCAACGCACCCCAGCCTGAGCCTCAGGCTCCCCCGCCGGGCCCCGTCCTGGCGAAGCCAGAAGCAGTCCCAACGAGCCCGTTGCTGCCCCAGCAGCCACCCAAGTGACCGAGACACAGAAAGAGACCATGACCCAAGAAGCACAAGCGACCAGCATCCCGGCGAAGCACAGCGTGGAGACGATCGTCACCCCGCCCTCCTCAGACACGTTGCCCACAGTCACCACGTCTGACAGGAAGCCCGGGCACGTCGTTGCTGACAAGAAGCCCGAAGCAGGGTCTGCCCTCGCCGCCCTCAAGAAGGCCAACAAGGTGGAGACTGGCAACAAGGACACGGGAGCGGCACCCGAAGTGACTGGTGGGCACGAGACGGCGGCCAAGAGGGACCCTGACCCAGCCAAGGTCGACCGCCTGAACCGCATCGCTGCTCGGGACCGGGAGCGGGCCCAGGAGATCAAGCAGCTCAAGGAGCAGCTCAGCGCCGCGGGAGCCAAGCAGAAAGAGCTCGATGAGATCGTCACGCTGTCGAAGACGGACCGGGTCGCCCTGCTGGAGAAGCTGGGGCTCGACCTCGACACCATCGGCCGCGACGTCCTGAAGCAGGGCCGCAAGCCCAAGCCCATCGGGGAAGAGAGCTCAACGACGGGAGACAGCAAGAAGTCCCCCGAGGTCACCAAGCTGGCCGAGGAGCTGGAGCAGTTCAAGCGGGAGCAGGCCCAACGTGAGCAGCTGTCCCAGGCACGTGCCCAGGTCCACGCTTTCACCAGCGGGATCAACGAGGTGATCAGCAAGGACATCGACAGCTACGAGCTGACGGTCCTCAGGTGCAAGGACCCGGCACGCAACCCCCAGCTCTACGCCAACGCGGCCACCGAGGACGCTGTCGAGCTCGCGGAAGCTGCCTTCAAGGAGACGGGGAAGGTGCTCCCCTTCGAGATCGTCGCGAAGAGCCTCGAGGCCTACTACGAGCGGGAGGCAGAAGCAGAGTGGCAGAGGCTGTCAGCCAGCAAGAAGCTGCAGCAGAAGTTCGGCCTGACCAAGCGAGAGGCTGACGAGGCGGCCAAGGAGATCGTCGTGCCACCGGCCACTAAGAAGGCGCCCAGCCAGACGCTGGGGAACAGCCGCCTGAACGGCAAGGGACAAGCAGCCAGCAACGCTCTCCCCGCCAAGAAGCCCGATGACATGTCGTGGCTGGCGTGGACCCGGCTACAGCAGTCAAAGGGTCGTTGAAGAACGGTGTGGGGTCGTATAACTGGCATTATGTCCGGCTGTTTCCCGGAGAGATGGAGGTCCGAGTCCTCCCCCCACAGCAGAAGCCACTGGTGATCGTGAACGAACGGTATATGTAGAGTGACAACGCCGGGGGCCAAGATCCCTGGCAGAGCAGCAACGTAGCGCCGACAAGAGAGACAGCGTCGGTTTCAGCGCGGCACCCGCGATCGGTTGTGCCGCCCCCGGTGGGTGATGGGATGATCCTGTCCCGCCAGGCAGAAGAAACCTGATCGATCCCTCTCAACGAAAGAAGGACACCACCATGTCCAACGGCGACACCACAACCACTTTTGACGGCCTGCTGAAGAACGTCTTCGATCACGACAAGGTGATGAACCTGATCTACGACGACAACGTCTTCCTCAACATGGTCCCCAAGTTCACCGAGTACCGCGGCGACGCGTACAAGGTCCCTGTCATCTTCGGCGGCAACAACGCCATTGGTGCCAGCTTCTCCACGCAGCAGGCCCAGGCACAGTCCTCGAGCCAGAAGACGACAGCCTTCCTCCTGCAGAACCAGCCCTCCATGTACGGCGTCTGCCAGTGGAGCCGCCAGCTGATGGAGCAGTCAGCGACGGTCGAGGGAGCCTTCGAGCAGGTGGCCAAGGTCAACCTGGAGAACGTGCTGAGGCAGTTCGGCAACCAGATCGCGACCACGCTGTACCGCTCTGGCTACGGTGACCAGGGCCAGGTGGCCTCCACCGTGGGTGGCGTGGCTTGGACCAACGGCCTGTCGACGCTGCAGCTGCAGTCGCTGACGGACATCTACAACTTCGAGGTCGGGATGACGATCCAGTTCTCCAACACCCAGGGCGGCACCGTCCGGACGGGAACGATCGTGATCACCGGGGTCGACGAAGACAACGCCATCCTGACGTTCGGCGGGGCCATCTCCTCGAGCATCACGGGTGCAGCCATCGGGGACTACCTCTACGTCAACGGCAACGCGGCCAACGGCGCTGCGGTCGGCTCTCTCCTGGTGCCCACGGGCATCGAGGGGTGGATCCCGGCCCAGGTGCCCTCGGCCTCTGACAGCTTCTTCGGCGTCAATCGCTCGCAGGACGGCAGGCTCTCGGGCCGCCGGCTCAACGGCACCGCGGGGCAGAGCATCGAACAGCTGCTCATCGTCGGGGCACAGAAGCTGGCAGCCGTTGGCGGGAGGCCAGACGTCGCCTTCATGAGCTTCAACAACTTCAGCAAGCTGCTGATGGAGCAACAGGGCCGGACGATCAACTACTCGGACGGCGACAAGACGCTGGGGCTCAACTACCGTGGCATCAAGCTGCAGACCGCAGCCGGGCCGGTGGAAGTCATCCCTGACCGCACCTGCCCGGGCAACCGCATCTACATGCTGCAGATGGACACCTGGCAACTGGCGACGGCGGGCAAGATGGTCCAGGTGGTCGATGACGACGGCTTGCAGATCCTCAGGGTCTACAACGCTGACGCCTTCGAGAGCCGGTACGCACTGTATGGCAACCTCGTGTGCAGAGGGCCGGGCTACAATTTGAATATCCAGCTCCCGAACAACTAACCATACAGCGCTTAGTTGTTCAAAAGCCTCTGGACCAAACGGTTCGGGGGCTTTTGGGTCTTTAAAGTGTGCAGTGACCTGGTCTGCTTGTAACAAGTGGTGGATGTGTCGTATACTTAGCTTGAGGAGCCGAGATCACCATGGGCAAGCTGAGGAACAAGGGACCATTGAGCGAGGATCACAAGCGAAAGCTCTCAGAGGCGGGCACGGGCAAGAAACGCACTCCCGAACAGGTCGAGCGGTACCGCCAAGCTGCTCTCAAGAGGTGGGCCAGGCCCGAGTACGCAGAGAAGAACAGGGCCAAGCTCCAGGAACGCAACAAGACGGGCTTCTGCAAAGGCAAGAAGAAGACAGACGAGCAGAAGCAACACCATAGCGAGGGCACTCAACGAGCGATCGAAGAGGGTTTCAAGCCCTGGGAGAACCTGTTGGGAGGCTGCATTGCTGGCTCAGAGAGAGCTCACCAACGAGCCCTCAAGCGCGAAGCTCGCCTGCACCAGAAGCGTGTGGACGAAGGACTGATCTGGAAGGGCTTCAAGACAGCGGCAAAGTACGAGGGCCAAGTCAGGCGGTGCAAGCAGGCTGCAGAGAAGGGTCTCGTCAAGGGCACGCTGACGCTGACCTACGAGGAAGCACGTGAGCTCTACACCCAACCCTGCCACTACTGTGGCTTGTCACCCACTGCCCCCAAGTGTGGCGGCATCGACAGGAAGCACAACGACATCGGGTACACACCAGGGAACTGTGTCCCCTGCTGCAGGGAGTGCAATGACGCCAAGTCTAGCAGGCGCTTTGACCAGTGGCTGTCTTGGGTGAGCCGCCTATCAGCCCACCAAGGGTACGGTCAGCCCATCACCACCGACTGTCAGTACGCTACCAACAAGCAACTCCAGCAAGCTATCGATGGGGCACGGTGACCCCCCGGGCACGTGCCCAGAAGCTCCGCTACCGCCACGCTGGTGATGCCCGGCTCTCCTCGGCGACCCGGGCCGGCTGGTGCCTCTCAGACGAGGAAGCGGCCTCCCTGCTCCTGGAGCCCTGCTGGTTCTGCGGTGAAGAGCCCGTCTTCCCCCGCCGCCTGGGCTACATCGACCGTCACGACCCGAGCCAGCCCTTCTCCCTCCAGAACTGCATCGCCACCTGCAGCCAGTGCCACTCCCTGAGCAAGCACTGCAGCCCCCCAGAGGTCGTCGCCCTGTGCCGGGCCATCGTTGTCCGACGGGGTTCAACCATGACCTGAGGGGTGGCTGGTAGCTAGAGCCAGAAGGAAACCGTCCATGGCTGGCTCACTCAACCTCTTCCCGCTCCGCGGGTCACCACTCCGCGAAGTCGCGGGTGTCTTCACCACGGTCCAGATCGTCGGGCCCAACGGCGGCGTCTCCAGCTCGCTCAACCTGACCAACGTCCAGGGCTTCACGCCCAAGGTGCTGTCGGGCTCCTCGCCCAACCAGTTCGCGGACCAGTTCGCCATCAGGTGGAACGCCTCTGGTTCCTACACCCTCAACCTCAGCAACCTGTGGGCCCAGCTCGTCAGCTACGACATCACCATCGGTGCCCAGGCGACCAGCATCAGCGGCTCCGGGGGCAAGGACGTCAGCTGGACGGCCATCAAGGACATCGGCATCCCTGACCTCGGCCAGTCGGCGACCAGCAGCTTCGGCGTGGGCACCACGGGCGGCGTCAACCAGTTCAGCTTCGCCCTGCTCAAGTCGGGCAGCATGGCGGACCCAAGCGGCACCGAGGAGGTCGACGTCGGGATCACGCTCTGGCTCAGGCCCTCGACCGGGACGGGATACTTCTTCTCATGATCGACAGGGCAAAGATGCCAGCGTTGCTGGCGATCGTGGGCAAGCTCCACAAGGAGCACGACGTGGGCGCGGACAGCGACAGCTCTGACCCCGAGGCCAAGCTCGCCAAGGAGATCCACTCCCTGGCTGTGGCCATCGCGGGCGGGGACGTCCAGGAGATCGAGGACTGCCTCCACGAGTTCACCGACTGCCTCACCGAGCTCGACAAGGAGCAGGACGCGGCTGACGAAGGTGCTGAAGAGGAAGAGCCTTCCTATCCTTCCAAGCGGGGGTGAGCAGAGGTGGCGAGTGTACACGATCTATTGCCACACGAACAAGAACAACGGCAAGCGGTACGTGGGTTACACCAAGATGGGTCTGGAGACTCGTTGGTCATATCACCTGTGTAGCACGGATCGCGGATCGAACTTGTTGTTTCACAACGCCATTCGTAAGCATGGCATCGATGCCTGGCACCATGATGTCATCTGCGAGATCGAGACGCTGAAAGATGCCAAGTATCTCGAACGTCACTACATCGAGATGCTGCATACATGGGGACCTGACGGTTACAACATGACTCCGGGGGGAGACATCAAAGAATATCCGATCGGGCGGCGTTTCAGGAAGGGTCACAAACCCTGGAACACGGGTAAGAAACGTGGTCGGACCAGTGAGGCAACGAAGGCAAAATTGAGCGCTGCTTTGAAGGGAAGACCTTACAAGTGGCGTGGCAAGAAGCTTTCTGAAGCTCACCGTGCAAAGATGAAGGGTCGTAAGCCTTGGAACACAGGGCTTCACTGGAGCGAAGAGATGCGACGTCATCTTCGTGAAACTCAGCTTGGCAAGCCAAGTCACTGCAAGCTCTGCGGTCAAGCAGGACACAACAAACGTAACAAAGTGTTTCACCCGAGCGAGGTTGCAACATGAGCCAGCAGATGAGCTTGCTACAGCTACGCAACCGAGTTAAGGCCGCTTGTGACATGTCGGGGTCCACGACGTCGGACAACTTCATCCCCGACGACGAGTGGACGCAGATGATCAACGCCTCGCTGGGCGAGTTCAATGAGCTCCTGGTCCGCCTGGACGTCAAGACCTACCTGACCAGTAGTATCTTCACGGTCAGCGCAGGGCAGGCCACGCAGCCCCTCCCCAGCCAGGTCAGCGATCACAGCGGCAACGGCGCCTCAAGCTGCCCAGTCGACTTCCTGGCCGCCAAGGGCTTGGACCGCTCGCTCGACAACAGCGGCAAGCCGGGCACCTGGGCCAACTGCTGCAGGCTGTCTGACTGGAACGCCCGGAACGCGGGCAACAACAGCTTCTACCTGGCCATGCCCCTGACGCTGGCTCGCTACGAGATCGTGGGCAGCAACATCCAGTTCTTCCCGCCCCAGCTGGCCCCCGCCATGTACCAGCTCTGGTGGTACCCAGACGCCCCCACGTTGGTCCAGGACAGCGACTGGATCGACAACCAACGCTACTGGAGCCAGTACATCGTGGCTGACGTGGCGATCAAAGCTCTCACCAAAGAAGAGAGCGACCCCAGCATGTGGGTCATGATGAAGCAGCAGCTCCTCAACCGCATCGAGAGCATGGGATCAGACCGTGACTTCGCCACCCCCTCACAGGCCGGCAGGATGGACGACCAGTCCTGGGGCGGCTGGGGGCCCGGGTGGGGCTCGGGCTGGTGAGATACAGCAAACCATGGACACGCTGCACGGGCGCTTCCGTGGGCGGTCTGTGGGCAGCGGAGGGTGTCGACAGTGCCAGGCAGGGCCATCAAGCACGAGGTGACTGACAACCGGCAGGTCAATGACTTGCAGGAGGCGATCTCATCAGCCACGCAGGTGGTCCGGGACAGCCCCATGGGGGACGGCAACCAGCGGTCTGGCCTCACCTTCCCGTTCGACACTCACCTCTCGCCCAGCTTCGAGCACGACAGCGGGCTGGTGGAGGTCATCCTGGTTGACCACGGCCTGGGCAGGCTTCCCAACGGCTTCATCGTTGACGACCTGCAGCTTAGCTCCACCGACGTCACGGTCCTCCACCCGATCGCTCGCCTGACGGGTGACCTGCTCACAGCCTTCGTCGGTTACCGCGTCAACGAGGCGAAGCAGGTGGCGCTGGTCTGCTCGACGCCCTGCGTGGCCAGCGTCTGGTTCTGGTGAGGGATACCTAGGGAAGGAAGAACGACGACGATGTCTGACGCGAGACCGTACATGAAGCAGGGGACAGCGGCGCACGCCTGGCTCGAAGAGCAGCGTGAGGCCCGAGCTCGCCACGTGAGACTGGCCACCAAGCTGAGGAAGGCTGCTGCTGAGGGACCGGAGGCACACGCTGAGGCCCTGGGGGCCGCGGCTGAGGAACTGAATGCCCCTTCCTGAGCAGTTCGTCCAGCTCCCGATCGACGGTGGCCTGGCCCAGAAGCTCGACCCGCGCCTGCTTCCCCCGGGCAAGGTCGCTGGCCTGGTCAACGGCACCTTCGACAAGGTCGGCTCAGTCACCAAGCGGCCCGGCAACTCAGCCCTGCCCGGGCAGTTCCAAGCGGGCGGCAACGTCCCGGCTTCGCAAGCGATGGTCAGCTACAACGGCGAGCTGCTGACGATCGACTACACGGGCCGCCAGCTGGCTTCCTACGCGTCTGGCAGCCAGGAGTGGGTCGGCACCTTCAGGTCTGTCCCTGAGTGCACCGTCACCCGGAGCGGCCTGGCCCAGGGCAACCAGAACACTAGCTGCAGCAGCATGGTGATCGTCAACGGGTTCAAGGTCGTCACCTGGCTGACGAACGCCAGCTACGTCAACGCAAGACCAGCCACGGACGGCACCTCGAGCGCTTTCACCGGCGCTGTCGGGCAAGCCATGGTCATGGTCCTCGACCTGGTGTCGAACACCGTCGTCGTGCAGCCAACCCTGCTGTCAGCGGGCGACACTCAGGCCGCCTGTGTCAAGGCGATCGCCGCGGCCAGCGACGTGGTGGTCACCTGGGTCAGCCCGGGCCTGTACCTCAACGACCCACCCAACATTGCGATCACCACGCTGAACAGCGTCGTCATCAGCTGCACCGCGGGCAGCACCCCCGCGATCGGCCCAACGAACACCAGCGCCACCAGCCAGTTCATCGCCAGCCCCTATGCCTACGACCTGGCCACTGACGGCCTGGGCGTCTGGGTGACCTACAGCTACATCAAGGGTGGCCAGCCCAACATCATCACTGACATCCTGAGCCCGATCTTCGGCACCACGGTGATCCTGTCGACCAGCCCGTCCCTGTGGGCCACCTCCTCTGTCGGTGTCTACTCGATCGGGTCTGACGTCATCGCCAACGGGACGACGGGCAGCTACAACCTGATGGCGGCCTGGTCCTATTACAACACGGGGAGCAAGGAGACCCACGTCGACGCTAGCGTGCTGCAGGCCAAGCCGACCACGGGCTTCACTGCGGTGTCTGTCCCCACGGTGATCACCTCGACCGTCCTGCCCCCAGAAGCGTCTACGTGGACGATCCCTGTCGTCGTCGGCGGCCTCGTCGGCGGTGCCCCCTCAGCCGGGACCAGCGTGGCGTGGCGAGACAGGTCGAACGCGGGCATCAGCTGGAGCCTGCAGCGGATCACCCCCTACGCCGGGGACAACCCGTCAGTCGACTTCAAGAACGCTCGGGCTTACACCGTCGAGGCCGGCGCTGTCCTCGGCACCTACACCGGGACGGGCATCAGCCTGGGTCCCTACCGCAAGAACTTCTACGTCGACACCATCAGCAAGCTGTTCTGGGTCAACCCGACCATGGACGCCACGTCTTCACTGGCGAAGTGTTACCAGGTCGGTATCCTGGACCAGGAGGGGTCACGCAACACCAAGGGTTCGCTGTTCTACAACACCATCGGGTTCAACACCGCCTACGTGTTCGACCTCGACCTTGACAGCGCGGGCTCGGGGGTCAACCTGCGCAGGTGGCGCCCGGTGGCGACAGCCCTGCCTCGCCAGATCAGCGACGCCACGCCCTTCACGCCCTTCCAGCCAGTCGGCATGCTGTCGAGCGTGACACCGACAGACGACACGGGCCTCGAGTGGGTGACGACCGTCCCTGCGACCCAAGCGGCTGACGGCGTCGACCGGTCCAGCTTCCAGCAGCTGCTCATGAGCTTCAAGCCCTTCCAGGCTTTCGAGAGCACCGAGGCCAACGCTGACCTGCACATCGCGGCGGGGGTCCCCTACGTCTACGACGGCATCAAGACGGGCGAGATCAGCTTCGCCTACTACCCCCACGTCGGGCCCGATTACGTCCTGGCGCAGACTGGCTCGTCGTGGTCAGTTGCCCGGGGTGCTGCCATGGACCCGGGGCTCTACGGCTACCAGGTCGTCTACGAGTACACTGACGCCAACGGCAACGTGGCCCAGTCTGCGCCATCCATCCTGCGGACAGTCACCATCCCATCACCAGGGATAGGATCAGCTGGCTTTGTCGAGCTCTACATCCCGAACATGTGCGTCACTGACAGGAACCACGTCCCGCTGAGCGGCAGCCAGGCCTTCCCGCAGGCTGTCATCTACAGGACGACGGCGAACGGCTCTGTCCCGTACCGCCTGACCAGCGGCACCAGCGCTCCGGGCCTGATCTGCTACCCGTACAGCAGCAGCCTCTTCTACACCGACTACGTCAATGACAACAACATTGATGGTTTGGGCGGTGCCCTCAACGAGCAGCCCATCATCTACACCGAGGGCGGCGTCCTGCCCTACTTCAATCCGCCCAGCGCCAAGTACTGTTGCAGCCACGTCCAGCGGGTCTGGCTGGCAGGCACAGACGACCCCAAGGCCATATGGTTCAGCGCCCAGATCCAGCAGAGCCAGGCGATCAGCTTCGATGACGCCTTTCAGTTCACCGTCGATGACGGTGGTGACATCACCGGGATCGTGGGCATGGATGACAAGCTGGTCATCTTCAAGGCTGACCGCGTCTTCTACGTGACAGGCCTGGGACCCAACGGGGAGGGGCAGAACAACGACCTGTCTGCACCGATCAGGATCCAGTCTGACGTCGGCTGCGTCAACCACAAGAGCATCGTCAGCGTGCCGCAGGGCATCATGTTCCAGTCCAGCGTCGGCATCTACCTGCTCGACAGGAGCCTGGGCGTCAGCTACGTCGGCTCCCCGGTGACAGACCTGCTGCAGCAGTTTCCGTTCATCACCTCGGCCGTCATCCACCCGACCATGAGCCAGGTCCGCTTCACCTGCGGCGCCTCAGCGCTGCCCGACAGCGGCTTCACCCAGGGGGCTGTCCTCGTCTACGATTACCTCGTCGACCGGTGGACGACCTTCTTCCTGCTCGACAACGCGGCCATGGGCCAGCTGACCAGCCAGCCCGCCAGCTACTTCCTGACCGGGACGATGCCCTCCGCGGCCTGCGTCTACAAGGGCGCCTACCACTGGGCCAGCACCCTGGGCAGCTTCTCCAGCGTGGGTGGCTTGGGCAGCCTCTTCTCCAGCAGCAGCTTCTACCGCGAGAACACTCTCCTAGACGGGGTCAATGCCTACACCGACGCGGGTGCCTGGGTCCCGCTCCAGGTGACCAGCGGCTGGCTGGCCACGTCAGACGTCCAGGGCTTCCAACGGACCAAGAGGGTCCACGTCCTGGGCCAGGCATGGACGAGCTGTGACGTCAACGTCAGCTACAGCATCAACTATAGGATCGAGCAGGACGGTTACCAGCTGTTCCAGGCGAGCACAGAAGAGAGCTTCAGGCGCCGGGTCCACGTGGCTGACCAGAAGAACGAGGCCATCCAGGTCACTGTCTGGGACACCCTTGACCCCAACGGTGACGGCACCAACCCGCCGGGCAACGTCTACCTCGACCCCAGCAGCGGCTCCACGGGCGAGGGCATGCAGCTGACCCGCCTGGGCATCCTCTGTGGCACCAAGAAGTCGCCGATGAAGCTGCCCCCCAACAAGAGCGCCTGAGACCATAGCTAGAGAAGGAAGAGAGAAGAAGGAACGATGCCCGGGATCCCGATGACACCCAAGCAACGAGAAGACATGTCTAAGGGTGTGATGAACGCCATGGGCGTCGGCACCCCGGCACCGCAGACCCCGGGCAAGCAGGGCGAGGGCATCCACCCGGGCCAGAACATCAGCGGCCAGGAAGAGAACGCTCACCAGGCAAGCGGCGCCAAAGCTGTCAACTCGCCCGCCGGGCTGTTCAAATGGAACGGTCCCTCGAAGCAGGCTGAGTACGACTTCGGCCAGCAGGCTGCACGCACCAAGGCGGCCCAGATCAACATGAACGCTGGTGCCGGTTACCTGGGTGCCCAGGGCTTCGGCGGCGTCAACAAGGGAGAGACTGGCCTCGAGCAGCAACTGATGCAGACGGCCCAAGGGCAGGGACCCAACGCGGCCACAGCGCTCCTCAACCAGGG